TAATGAAATATCACAAGCCATAGTTTTTATTTTTTAAAGTTAAAAAAAAGGGAAGGCATTTTACCTCCCCTTAATTTGGTATTCTATTTTAATTATGCAGGAGTATAAAGTACAATTTCAGAACCAAATCCGTAAGTAACACCAGCAGTAAATCTCATTACAACTCTCACATTTTGTGAACCGTCCAAATCAGCCATATCAATTAATTTAACTTCATTATGATCAGATAATAAACCTGTACCAAAATATAAATTAGATTTTTGTGTAGCCATCATATAGTTAGCAGTCATTCCGTTTGCAACAAAGATTTTAACACCATCAAAAGAAAGTGAACCATTATTGAACCATTGAGTTCCCATTGCATTAGTACCATTAGCTCCTAATCCTGAAGCTCCGAATCCACCTAAAGCTCTTACATAAGCTCTAGCAACACTTTGAGAAACGTAGATATATAAATCTTCTTTTCCGTAAAGTTTAGCAGGGATAGCATCAACAACTTTTCCAAGTTCAGCAATTACGTTAGCAGCAGTTACAGTAGTACCAACAACATCAATAACAGTTGCATCAGCAGTAGCTTTAACAACTAATCCGTCAAATTCTCCTGTGTTAGCAGTAGCACCGTGCCAAATGTTAGTTTCATTTTTTTCAGCAACTTTAGCAACAACGTGAGCTAAAATAAAATCAGCAAATGCTGGAGGTAAATTATCAAATGCAGAATATCCCATCTGTACGGCTTCCCAATCGCTGCGAAAGTCGGACTTGCAAAGGCTCAAATTTACCTGAAAGGAATCTGGTTGAAGTATAGCTTCTGTTAATGTAACAGTAGATGTAGCAGTAAAATCACAAGTAGCATCTTTTTGAATTGCATCAGTAGCAAGTTTTTTGATAACTTCTTTATATTTTACATTTGGTTTAACTTCAATACCACCGTTTTCGATAGTTGAAGCAGAAAGTAAAGCAGCAGAAATGTATTTTCCTGCAAATTCACCAGCATAGGTAGTAGTAATACTTGTAGTAGTAGCCATAGTTTATTTATTTATTAAGTTTTGCGAATACTCTATCTAAAGTAGACATTTCACGAGATTTTGAAAATTGATTAAATTTAACTTCGTTTGTAATTTCAGGTGAGTGTGTTAATGATTCAACAACTACATCTGAACTTAATTCTTCTTTAACAACTTCTTTAACTGATTTTAATTCAGCAATTTCAGTTCTTAATTTTTCAATTTCAGCAAAGAACATTTCTTTTGAAACTGATTCAACAATTCTTTTTGGAGTTGCAAGTTCAGCTTGTGCTTCAACCTCAACTTCTACTTCAGCTTCAGGAGCTTCTTCTTCAACAATGGCTTCTTTAATTTCAGCAATAATACCTTCTTCAGATACTACTAAAATCATTCCATCTTCAAGAATATACTCTCCGATAGGCAAAGCAATTCTATCTTCTTCATTGATAATAAAAACAGGTTGTCCAGCTTCAAACATTTCAGCTTCTAACACCGTTCCATTATCAAGCTTCATTTGGGCAAGTTTTACTTCCATACCCAAAAGAGTTTTGATTTCATTAATTACATTCATATTTACTTATTTAAAGTTTTATTTTAAATTATCTGCTACTCTTGTCATACCTTGAGCAAATGCGGCATAAGTTTTAAATGCTTTTTCTGCGTCAACATAATCTTTGCTTGATTTAGCATCTATACCAAGTTCTTTTGCTTGTCTTTCAAAAGCAACTAAATCAGAAGCCATATCATCAGCCATAGAGTTTCCTAAATCTGACCATTTTCTAATAGCTGAAATAGTCATAGATAATTCTGATTTTTGTTTTTCACCTAATTTTTGCAAACCTGTACCTTCATCAGTATATTTTTTTAAACCATTGGTATATGATTTTAAATTATCTAATAAAGCTAACTCTATTTTTTGACTCGCTAATTCTGTTTTTCCAAACAAAGCATTCATTACTATTTTTTCAGTAGACATAATTTATTTTTTTATATTAATACTTATTATTTATATTTGTTATAAATTAGCCGTTAGAACTTACAATAGTTCTTACACCGTTTACGTTATTTACAACTGAAGTTTCTTGACCTACTAAACTTCCTACTCCTTGTTCTGATAATTCACCATTACAACATTCTGATTTGTAAGTTCCGTCTTTACATAGACAACCTCTTTTTCCACCTTTTGGACTTGTAGTTTTACTCATTGTTTTTAATTATTGATTTAATTTTTTCTATTAACTCTTTTTCTAATTCTAATTCTAAACTCATTTCTAATTTATCAGCAAAATATCCTTCAATCGAAAAGCCTTTAACTTTTCCTGTTTTAACAAAGTCATTCCAAATAGTATCATTGTTTACTTTCATTGTAACCATCCAAGTACCTACGGGTGCATTTAAACCATACTTTTTAGATTTATCCATTTCAGTATCTTCAACTATCCAAGATTCTACAACGCTTAAATCTTTTAACTTTTTATTGTGTTCTAACGTAGCATTGTTTTGATTGCTATTCATTAAAAATAACTCACTAGCTTTTCTAACTGTATCATTTGAAAAGAAAATATAATATTCATCATCTCCATTTCTACGATAAATATTTTTATTAGGTATTAATGCAGCGCCTATTAAAATTCTTTTTTCATCATCTACTTTAGCTAATTGTAATTGTTCATTTAAAGCAATAAAGTTTTCTTCTATTGCAGGAAATTCAACAACTGAAATAGCATCTACTCCAGCCAAGTCTTGATTTTCTTCTATTATTAGTTCAACTATTCTCATATTTTTATAATTAAATTTTATATTTTTTGTTTTATTTATCCAATAGAAGCGTTTGATATTATATTTCTATCTAAACTTTGAGCTGAAGTAACTGCACCTGATACTACATAAGCTTGTAAAGGTTGTGCGTTTTGATTAGCCATTGATTGCGCTAATTGATTTGCACCTGTATTACCTACTACATTAAATTGTGGAGCGCCACCCATAGCAGATGGAGTACTAGGAGTAGCACCACCACCGCCACCACTACCTTTGGGAGTTTTAACCGCTAAAATTCCTTTAACTGTTTTGAATCCTGATAGAACCGCAAAACCCGACGCAGCAATACCCGCAGCAACACCAGCAGGACCAGGAATAGCACTTACCATACCTTGAAACGCATCAACAGAGGCTAATAATGTTTTAATAGTAGCACTTGCTACAGCAGCCGCTTTACCTGCTACCGTACTATCACCTAATGCACCAGCAGCAGTATCTAATAATGCAGTAGTAGCATCTAACATTTTTCTTTTATGTTCGTATTCTAGTTTTTCAATTTCTAATCTAGCTTGTGAATTAGCTAACTGAACATCTAATAATTCTTTATCGTTTTCTTTTAAAGCATTATTAATTTCTTGATTTTTATTTTTGTATTCTAATTCTGCATCTAATCTAGCTTGTGTGCCTAAAGTAGCACTATTTATTTTATTTTGGAGTCTTTCTAATTCAATTCTTTTTTCTTCTTCTAGATTAATTCTTTGAAATTCTAATCTTTTTTCATCGTCAGCAATTAACGCTTCATTAGCTTTTCCTTGTTCAATTACTAATTGATTGATACCTTGTATTTCTGTATCTGTTAATTGATTAAGTTCTGTTTTTAAACCTACTCTATTGCTTTCTTGTTCACTTGTTAAACCCTCAACTTGAGCTAAAACTCCTAAAGCATTTGTTTTAGCATTTATTAAAGCTATTTCGTTTTCAGTAGTTTTGTTTAAACCATAAGTAGCTGCCGCTGCTTTAATTTGTAAATTAGCTAATTCAGTCATTGCTTCGCCTTGATTCTTCAAAACTTCTTTTAACTTATCATTAGCTTCTATTCTATCTTTAACAGATAATAAAGTATTGTCCCTAATCTTTCTTAATTTCTCTGCTTCAATATCATATTGTTCAACTAATAGTGCTTGTTTAGCTGCTGCTATTTCAGCTGATTTTTGAAGTTTAACATTAGCTTCTGCTGCATCAATAGTTTTACTTGCATATTTAGTAATTCCATCAATAGATTCTCCAATAGCTTTTTTACCTCTATCAAATGTATTATTAACTCCTATAAGAACATCAATAGATTCTTTACCTGCTTTCTTAACGGATTCCATTGCACCCGCAAAATCACCTGTAAATACTTTCTTTAATGCATCACCTAAATAACCTATTGTATCTAAAAACGAATTAAATCTTTCAGTTAAATTTTCTTTAATTAAATCACCAAACTTTTTTAAATATGTAGTTGGATTTTCAAATACATCTTTAAACAAATTAACAACTACAGGCAATTTATCAAATAAGAAACCTATTAAATCATTAAAAGCAATAGATAAAGCACCTATTGCAGTATTAAATATATCTACAACCTTTTGATTTTTAGATAATACTTCTTTAAATAAATTAAATGCTTCTAAAACCAATCCAATCCCTACAGCCTTTATAGCTAAACCCATACCTTTAAATCCACCAGCTAAAGAAGTTACGCCAACTTCAGTATTTTTTGTAGATTTTTGTATATTTTTTATTTCTAATCCTACGTCTTTAAATCCACCAGCTAAAGAATTTACTTCATTTTCAGCGTTCTTTGTGGATTTTTGTATTTCTCTTATTTCTTTAGAAGTATTATCAAAATTTGTATTTAATCTACTTACCTCTCTAGATATTTCATCTATATTGGATTTAACTTTTAAATTAACTACTTTTGTTTCCATTCTCTTTTTATTTTATTTATTGCTTGTTTAAATGAAGTTGGTATCTGATTCTTTCCTTTTGCTATATCTATATTCTCGCCTCGACCATAGAAATCATCTATTGAAAGCATTTTTAAAATATGTTCTATCATCCTAGTTGTGTTATTGATAAATTAATTGTCGTTAAAACTCCATCCTTATAATAATCTACTTCTATTAATTGTAACCTTTCTAATCCTGTTCCGTTTGGTGCAATAGTAATTGTAAATGTTACATCTTCTGTATTGTCTAATTCATCAGTAAAAGATGCAAATGTTTTTACGCCTGACACATCAAAACTATCAAATTCATTTCTGAATATAGTTATATCATAACTTTGAGCTGTATTGTCTAGAACTACAACATCACTTGTAGAGAATCTATAACCTATTGTATTTAGATTATCAACTTGTCTATAATCAGTTATTAATTCTAGGTCTGTTTCACCTGTTGTTAAATCAGTTGTAAATGAATTTATAATGAATCTTTTATCCCTAATTATAATTCTGTCTTTTAATGTTAAAGTATTTAAAACAATATCAGAAAGTACAGCTTTTACTTTATAAATTCTAGTCTTAATATTATAAAGGTTTTCTATATAATTTTTGTAATGTCTTTGATATAAACTAGCCGAAGCGTTTGTATTATAAAATGGCGATTGATATTCACCCCAGTTCATACTCATTAAATAACTTAAATCACTTGCAACGGGTGCTATTTCATTTGAGAATCTATTATAGTTTACCATAACATCCTGATCTATTTCAGTTGTAATTCTTATTTTATGAATATCTGTTAGTTCATTTGGTAATAAACCATTCTCATAAAGAAATACAGGTTTTGGCGTGTATGGATTTAAATCTTTATCAATAAATGTAGCAGTTAAAAACGGTGCTTCTTCACCTATTTGTTTTTCAAATAATACATCTTCAAATGGTACTTTAATTTCATAGTTTGCACTTTCATTAGATTTTTTATCTGTAAAAGTTAAATCACCATATTGTAAATTAAATAAACCATAGAAAGCATCATTTAAAATACTATTAGATTTTTCATATTCAAACTTAATAGCTTTGAATAGTTTAGGTCTTTCAATATCAAAATCATCTGACTTAATATATTTAGTTAAGTCAACTATTCTCCCTTGTTGGTAAAATAATTCTAAAGGCACTAACTCAAATTCAGTAGGACTTTTAGGTAGAATCATTAAGTTAAATAACTTAACTACACCTGTAAAAAAATCAGCTATTGTAATATCAGGTACAAATCCTTGTATATTACTATCTGCTGCTGTTGTTTGTGCTACTGATTGTGTAGCTACACCTCTTACTTTAAATATACTTGAAGTAACCCATCTTTTATCATAATCTAAATAACTTGTAAAAGTCATTTCTGATTCCGATTGAATATAAAAAGTAAACTTATAATTTGTAGGGTCATTAAAATATGAATTATCAAAAAAGTAAACAGTTTCAACGCCAACTAAATTATCAAAAGTTTGCCATAACGAACCATCATTATAAACTAATAATTTATAATGAATATTTGTTACTGTAGGCGTAATTACAATAGGGCATATAATTCTTCTAGCGTAATATTGATTTGAATTAGCTAAAGCCCCTACATTTGTAAAGTCCCAATCAAAATTCAAAGTGTCAGTTGTTAAATCAAAATCATCAAATAACAAAGGACTTCCCGACGGTAATGTAATTGCTTTTGAATTAAAATTAATTTTAGTAGGTGGTGTAAAATAATTTACATCTTTATCATTCTTTAAAAGAAGTCTTAATTTAGTCCATTGTGTGTAATTTAAAAATGAACCTGTAAAAGATATTCCGTATTTACTCTGAATACCATTAAATATATCACTTAATCTAATAGCAGGGAATAAATTATTCCATTCAATAGCTCCACCTGATAAAGTTATATCTTCATTTACGCTTCCTGTTTCATATTCAAACTTTCTATTATTACCTAGTAAAGGGTACATAACAGATTCTGATGTACTTGATACAATTCTATTTATTATTTCTGTAGAAGTCCAAGGATGGTTTAAATAATTATAATCTAATTCATTTAATTTATCTTCTTTAAATAAGTCTTTTAATTGTGTTAAGTTGCCATAAAAAGTAACTGAATAACTTTCTATAAACCCATTCTTTCTATTTGCTTTTTCTAATTGTACATTACCCTGTCTAAATGGTATTGTATTTATCTCTATATAAGCATTGTAACGCACTCTATGGTCATAACCATTATCTACATCAGATTCATACCAATGTGAGAAAATACTATTGTTATAATCGTTTGCAGGTATAGTAAATGATTGACTAAAGTCCGTAAATACTTTTCCTATGTCATTTGCGTTTTGTAATGAACTTGTAACACTAATTTTTTCATCATTAAATAGCTCTACTCTTTTAGCTAATTTCGTAGTGCCAAAATATCCACCTAATGAATTTAATGTATCTACTAAACAAGTTTCTGCTTCAAATGTTCCACCATCAGCAACAATAGAAGTTTCAATACTATTAACTACATCAGCAGTTATATTTACAGGAACATCTACATAAATATATAATGCAACTTGGTTTTCCATTTATATATTATTATTGATTAAAGTATAAGCGTATTCAAACTCCATTTCGTAATTAATGTTTTTATCTTGCAATGAAGTTTTTAAATTAGTTGACTTAGTCATTACTTTAACTGGTTTGTTATCTAATAATACAGTTTCACTTAATAATAAATCTTGCACTAATTCTGAATAGTTTTGAGCAACCCATCCAGTATTTAATCTTATCTTTTGCGTTCCGTTTAAATTAAACGTTTTGTTTTGCCCTTCGTGAAAGTCATAGTTTATATTTTCAGAAAAATGATTGTAATCACTTCCTTTAATATCTATACTATTAACTTGTGCTTTAAAGAAGTTTATAAACGACCATCCACCAAAACGATTTATAAATGAACATACTACAGGAGTGTATTTAGGTTCGCATATATTATTTAAATAAACTTTAGTACTATTTTCACCCCACAAAATCTCATTAAAATTTTGATTAAGTGGATTGTAATCAATAGGTAATTTCATTACAACAGGATAATCTAATACGTCAAAATCATAATCTGTATTACCATCACTCCAAGTATAAGAAGTTTCTGACACATTAAACAAAGCGTTTATATAAATTTGCTGTCCTTCAATTAAATCTAATTTAATATCAGGATTAAACATAATTACAACATCGGCATCGGTTGTTTGATTATAACCGTTTAAATAATTTGTGTAGCCCTCAACTGCGATGTATTCAGTAATACCAACTGGCTCATATTTACCTCTTGACTCTTCGAAATAAGTTTTAACAGTTACATTGCAATAAGTTTGGTAATCCTCTCTTTTAGGAGTTTCGCCATCGTACTCAGGGAATAAATGCGAGATATATTCTCGACAATAACCCGAAATATTATAATTGTTTGCTGTTTGTGTCGGACTTGCTATTTTTTTTGATAGTGTATAGGTTGGAAGTACTGGAATAGTGTCTGGATTATTCCAAATATATAACTCGACTTTACTACCGACTTGCCCTGCCTCATTTACAGTTATAAAAAACGGACTTCTTACAAATATTGTGTTCATTATTTTATATCTTTTAAACTAAATTTTAATAATTCTTCTATGTCTAATCCAAATGCTTCTTCTAATTCTTTTGTAATATATTTATCGTAACCTTCTTGAAATGGTTTTGTAAAAAATAATGTTGGTTTCATTCCCTTATGATATATTGACCTTGTAATTAAATACGCAGTTTGTTTATAAGATAGAAATTGCCCTTTAGTTCCTTTACCTTCTTTTTGTCTAAATTGAAATCCTTTTTGTCTAACCCATTTATTTATTCCTTCAGTTAAACCACCTTTTTTACCTGAACCTGAACCAAATCTATATGGACTATTAGGAGCTTTATTAGAACTTGTTTTACCTTTAACACCTTTGTCTTGAAACAATCCATATTGTTGCATAGTAAAATCTAATTGAAAACTATTCTCACTTACTATAACTTTAGAATTGTCTAAAGACTTTGCTAATGCACCTGTATTATCTTTGCCTCTTAAATTATTTTTAGCTCTTAAAACTACATAATCCCTAAAAGCTACTAATGTTTTATATGTGTTATTAGGTATCATTAACAGATAGTCATTGTGTTTGCTATTTGTACATCAAATGTTACTGTCCAGCCAGCTATCTTGTTTTCAAATCTATCTACAAATGGTTCACAAGTTGGACTTCCTGTTAGTTCAAAATAATCATTATACATATCACCTCTACGCAACATTTCTAATACTCTATTAATTACTGCTAATTGAGTATTTAATACATCTTGTTCGTTATCATTACCTAAAAACAAATCAATAGTTTCATCTTTAGATATGTCTACAATATCCATACATAGTACTGATAAATTAAATTGCCATACGTTGTTTAAATACGTTGCATTATTTACCATTATATGTGATAATGGGAATATAGTTTGTTTACTTAAATCTACTTCAAATATGTCACCTATTGTAACAGTATTTACAAATGCATCTAATTGTAATTGATTCTTTAAAGCTGTTGTTACGTTGTAATATCCTTGCATTATTTTCCTTTTATTAATTCTATTTCTATTTCGTTCTTTTGTTTCTCAAATATTAAATATGTCAAACATTGGTGTAGTGAAAGTTTTGTTGTGGCATCAAATTCTCTAAGGTTTCCTTGACTAATAGCATAGATGCTTGAATACCATCCCCAACGCTTCCCGAATTGTGCTTGTTTAGAATATTCTGTACCTCCTGATTGTTCTCCAAATAGTTCAGTGTAGCGGTCAATAATTCGTTGCCTAAATGATAAAAAAAAACAACAGCACCTAGAACAACATCTAAAGGTGCGTGTTTCATTACGTCACTATATGTTATTGAACCATTGTACTTTTCTATTTCGTATGTACTGCCAAATCCTTTTTTAATTATTGGTCTATATAAAACAGCCATTGCTTTATTCATTTGTGTCCAATCAGAAATGTAAGTATCTAAGTCTGTATATTCGCCAAATGTTATTTCTTCAAGATTAGGTATAAATCCGAACTCTACGCCACCCATTTTAAAATGTGGTATAAACTTATGTTCTTTAGAAAACAATGCACCTAGTGATTCTGAAATGTCTTTTACGGTAGTGTATTTAATTTGCGCAACATCTTTTAAATCTATTCCACAAAAAAGCTGAACCATTTTCTGTTGTAGAAATTCTGATTCAGGATTGTCTTTAGCTATTTCTAAAAACTTTTGGTATTGTAGTAATTTTATTTCTTTTAATTCGGTAGGTATGTTAATCTCTAACTTCATAAACTTTTTATTTAATAATAAAATAAAAGTCTATTTGTATTAAACAAAAAAAGGTAGCCATTTCTGACTACCGATTTTCAACATATTAACTAACCAAAATTAACCTAACTTATCTAATGCTATTTGAACTATATCTTCTATTTGTTTATTGCTTAATATTTCATAAACATCTACACCTTGTATTGATATTGTTACATCATCTATTGAATCAGATGGTGAGTAATGATGCCAAGGTTGAAAGTCTTGTTTGTAATGAGTTCCTTTAACTTCAAATGTTATACCGCAATATTCTACTTCTACTGTCATTTGTTTTTGTTTTTAATTATAAGCAAATATAATCATTATGTTTTAAATAAAATACTTTTAACAAATATTTAACTATTCAAATAAGCTGAAGCAATTAAATACATTTGTTGCATCTTTTTAATTTGCCCTACATTTGTTGGTAATTCAATACCTACTTCTATTCCTTTCTTGTGGTGTATATAACACTGTATCGTAGCAATCATTTGTCCGTATGTCATAATTAATATACAAAGTAACTCCCTTTGTTTGGGTTTTCTAATTGACTTGTTATAGCGTACCTCATAGCATCTATTGCGTGGTTATACGCATCAATTGGTTTATTTAGTTTAACTCCTGTTTTATCTACAGTCCATATATAGTTTCTTAATTCGTTTATTAAGTTCTTACTTCTTGATGTTACATATATCTTATTTTGATTAATTAAATTAATACCATATACGATACTATCTCTACCTTTAGTTACTGGTAATACATTATGTCCATAACTATTTAACTCTGCTATTGATTTTGGTTCAGCACAATCTGCGTGTATAATATCTTCAACATCATTTGCTTTTAATAGATTAGATATTTCACTATTCAATAAACCTTTCTTATATATTATTTCATCAAAGATATATGAATCATTATATTTATACATAGCTACTAATGAAGTAGGGTCATTAGAATATCCAAAGTCCATACCATAACATAATACTCTTGCTTCTGTTGGTAAATCTATTTCGTTCCAATCAGTAATACATACTCCTTCTAAACTACCTGTTTGTCCAAGTCCATATACTTGCCACCAATTAGCCCAATATGTAGAAGTTAATGCTTTTATTTTAGCTGATTCTATTTCTTTTATAATAGTATCTGATAATGCTTCATTGTCTAAATAAGTTAATGTAATAAAGTCTACGTTGTCTTGTGTTAGTATTTCTTTATCTACCCAAAATGTAGATGCTGGATTATAATCTAACCATATATCACCTGATGTTCTAATTGCCATTTGATAATAAGAATCAAAATCAATATTATTACACTCATTTACGTATAATATATTTCTTCTTGCACCTCTTAATTTGTCAGGTTGGTCAACACTAAAGAACTCAATATAACTTCCATTTGCAAATGTGTATTTTAAAGTACTCTTATTAAAATTAGCATCTGTATATCTACCAA